GGGATATTGAAGTCCAAAACTCAGTGGCGATGTTTGGTTGCACAAATGCAAACTCATCACAATACAGCAAGGATATTGACATGCCACGACCAGTATTGCCGGTAGTAGTTGCTGAAACAATTCTTGAGCCATTATCAAATTCTATACTCCCTTTGTTGTAGTTAACAACCCCACTACGAATATAATCGTCGCAGAGTTCATATCCATAGCGAATACGTTGCATAATTTCTTGAGAGCCAGTGTACTTGTGGGCTGCAACTAGAATAGTTTGATCTGGGTGAAACATGGCAAACCACAACAAGTATGCACTTGCACATGTGGTTTTTCCACTCTGGCGTGGCAGCATGTTGATGTTAAAACGATAATCGTGATATGCTTGCAACAATCTTATTTGATAATCAAAAGGCTCAAATTTCATCTTACCTTTGGTAGGATGCTGAATGTGAAAGAAGTGTTTGGCAAAATGCAAATAGCCTTCTTTGGGGTCAGCACAGGCCAACAAGTGCTTGACTTGTTCTTCTGTGAACTTTTCTTTTGTGTGGGCCTTTTTTGTTAAGACCCCGTCAAGGGATTTTGCCATATTGTTATTTAATCAAAAAAATAGACCCCAGAGGGTCTATTTGGCACTATTGAACAGAGTGCTAACTGCGACGAATTATTTAAAAACGTGGTGCGTCTGGGCGTCGGGCAGCGTTGGCTTGTGCCGCCCTGTCGCGCAAGCTACCCGGACGAGTGTTGGGATTTCCAGGTGCTGTTTGTCTACTAATGGTAGGGTTGCCAACAACTGCCGCACTAGGAACTCCTTGAGTTGGCATTGGCGCAATATCTGGCCTTCCAGCTTGTACTTTATACTTGCCGCAAAATTTAAAAGTTTTAATACCTTTGGTACGAGCAATCTCAATAGCTTTTTCCTTGCTACCTGCTTTGATTTCTGGGATGCTGTTCGAGTTTGGATTTAATTCCATAACAACTTGAGTACCGGCAATTTCTCTCATACGGTCGAGTCCTTCTGTTGCAGGAATTAATTGTTCGTTTTCTTTAACTGGAGCAAACGTTGGTTTGCCGTTGCGAGTTACTACACTGCCAGTGCCCATGCCTGGAGCATTGAACCACGGGTCGGATGTATTACTGCCCGGCAATGGAACTGTGACAATCTGGCACCAATCAAACTCTGGACATGCAGCCTTCTTAGCTATAGCATAAGCTGCATTGAATGTTTTCTGTGCCATGATTTGTGCTTTAACTTCAGGGCCACATTTTTCTTGTGGGCTAGGTGACGACATTGCTGCAATGCTGTCTGACGGCGCTTCTGGCTCAGGAGCAATGTATGATAGGTCGTCTTCTGATTCGTTTAATCTTTGATTTAATCTTTTGTTTAGCGCAAGCATCTGAGATACAGATTCCGCCACACCTTTGTTTCCTTTTGCCATTTTCAATGAGGTTTTTAGTGCTGTCGTTTTTCCTCTAGGAGTTTTAGCATCATTTGCGGTATCTGCTCTGCGTTGAAGTGGATCGTACCCAAACTTTGGGCTATTAGGATTGCGCGGTGTTTTGTTGCCTTCGTCATCTACATCATACGCATCTGGATCGCTACGCCATTTAGCAGCCTCCGCCACACCTTGCTCTGCAAATGGTTCACCTTTGATTTCCTCGTACATGGCTGCTAACTTGCCAACCAAACTTTCTTGCACATGCCAGTGATGACGAATCAAACTGTTGCTGCCAGGAGCGCGAGAAAGTGGGCTTGACCCACCCTTGCTGTTCATATCATCACCAGTGGCTGTTACAGCATCAACACCATGTGTATGTGCGCCTACATCGCCGTGAGTACTGTTGGCCCAAGTTTCGCCATCGTCACCCATCTCTTCTTCAACTTCTTTTTCTGGAGTATATGTGCCCTTAACTTCGCCTGTGCTAAAATTTGTACTACCACCTGGATATTCTGCAGTTAACTCACCTAGTTTTTCTGGAGTATACGTGCCTTTAACTTCGCCTGTGCTAAAATTTGTACTACCACCTGGATATTCTGCAGTTAACTCACCTAGTTCCTGATCGTCCGGACCACGATTACCATAATCAGCTTGTATGTTATCCATCATACGATCATAAATTTGTTCAAAGTCATCATCGCCGTGTAAGCCTGTGTCGATAGAAATATCATCATACTTGTCTTGCACAGCTTGTTCAAGTTCTCTACCGTACTTGCCCATTTGAGCATCGTACAGCATATCAGAACCGTCGTCAGAATTTGCAACTTTGCGGAAAAATTCTTCAACGTTGTTGTTCATTCCTTCTGAGGCCATTGCATCTATCATGTCGCCCATGATTGGTTCTTCATGATCCGGTTTGTGATGTGCTGGTTGGTGGTCATGACTGTCATCTTGATTGCCGCCTGCGTCGATACGGTGTAATATATCCATCAAATCACGAACTCCGCCTGCACCTGCACCATTTAAACTGACATTCATGCTGACGTTGTCTTGTTGCTTGGGTGGCCCGCTATGACTCATACCACTCATACCGCCCAACATGCCACCCATTGGCCCGCCAATAATTTCAATACCTTCTGCTTCAATAGGAGCGGGAGCAACTTCTGCTCCTTCGTCGATAGCGCGGATTTTTTTATATAAATCTTCAAATTTCATTATAGTGCTCCCTTGGGCAATTTAATCTGCTTAGTGAAAATATTTTTAAAATTTGTTTTTGTTTCCACCTGCTTAACAGATTTTTCTTTACTTGGTTTAGGAGCACTGGCTGCTAAAATTTCATCGTTCACACCTTTGTACTGTGTGCCTTGATGTTTTTCTTTACCTAATTCTTGTAAAAATTTCATGTTGTACTTGGCACCAACCAAGCCACTGTTATCACTGTTTTCGTAATCTGTTCCACCAACAGCTTTGTTGGTACGCTTGTCATTTGCGTGATTGATGTCTTGTTCTTTTTCTTCGCCCAGTGTACTGACCCTGACGCCTGATTGAGTCATACCCAATGCGGTGGCCACACGTTCGCGTATCTGTACACTGTTTGCTGGATAATCTGTAGTGACATCAAACACTGTTAGTTGAACATTCTTGTGTTCAGGAAAGTCGCTGTGTCTTTCTTGAATAGGTGTGCGGTTGCCAGCACTCACGCCAGTAACGTGAAATTGTGCCAGTGCAGTTTTGATTTGCGCAACACAATCTTTTGGACAATCTCCAACAATTTTTACTTTAAATTCGTAAATCTTTTTGTTTTCTGTCAAATAATCTTTAAATGATTTCATAGTATGATCCCAGTACTGTATTTATTTCATTTGCTTTAGTTTTTCAAGTAAGCTGTTTCGATCCGTGATGATAACACCGTCGCCTGTGATGTTGATACCCTCGTCGGCACTGTTGGCATCTTGGTCCAACTTCTGTTTTTTCAACTGGAGATCTATCATTTTTAGCTTTTTGTCTAATTTTGCACTTTTTGCATCAATGGCATTTTTCAGCATAGTGCCAGCAACTTCAAACAATCTAGCACTGTAACGTGCTTCCACATTCATGCCAAGATCCATTAAATCATCATACGCATCTGTGGCTTTTTTGGCCAAATCGTCCAATTCAGTATCTGCAATATCACCCAGCCCCTTTACTTGGGGCAATGCTGCTGATATTTTATCGTATTCGCTGATGTTGCGAAGCAGCGGAGCAACATCTGTTTTTGTTTGACGTTTTTCATCGTCTTTAACAATTTTCTTGCTTTCGGGCAAATTTAATAATTCTTCTAGTCGTTTTGTCATACACTTACTTATGCTCACATCTGACTGAATATATCATTTTCATTGAGAACACGGAATTTTATGCCCTGTTGCCCGCACCAAAGTGTGGCTGCTTTCCACTTGGCTTGATTCTTAACGTACTGTGCTTGATTGTATTTGTTTTTGCCCACACGCTCCAGTATGGTTTGACTTGCTGGTTTAATTTCAATTAACTCAGTTAATATTCTATTCTTTTTATCAACATATTGTATGAAGAAATCTGGCACATACACAGTTTGCCGTTCAGTCAGTGGATCCCTATAGGGAATTTGTATAGCTTCACTGGCCCACTTCATTATACTTGGATTGGTGTCGCAAAAGTTCATGAAACTCCACTCCCAGCTGCTTCTGTATGTTGGAATTTTTGTACCAACATATTTTTCGGGATGCTTAGTGACAAACTTGCCTTGTGCGAATTTTGCCATGTTAGATTAAAATATTACGAGATTCGTACGTGTTAGTAACTGTTGCGGTTCTGTATCCCAACACACTGGTACTGTCTCTGCTGGCGTTCAGTACCTGTGCCACCACTTGAGTCAGTTGTATATCTGTAAGAACTTTTAATGTATCTATTAACGTAAACACATTTACATTTTCTTTCCTAGACTGTGATAACAATATAATTGCCACTGAACTTGCACTGACTTTGTCAAAACCTCGTTTGGTAAAAAATGCAACAGTGGCATCAATTTCTCCAGCTGGGAAGCTGTATGAATTTGCCAAGTTTGCTCCAAAGAATGTTTTCACATTGATAGGACCAGTTTGTTTTGTTGAGGGTAAATTAAATGCACTCATGATTAGAAACCATCTCCTTCATCGTCGGACCCACCGAACTCTTCAAACGCTTCTGAATCTTCTGTTCTAAAATCTGTTTCAGGATCATAAGTATCTGCACCAGTGTCAACTTCTTGCGCTTCTGTCACTGTATCTCCTCCAAATCCGTCTGGGTTGCTTAATAACGATCCTGTATCGTCAAACGACTCTTGAGGATTTTCGCCTTCTATTTCATTTTCAGTTCCGCTAGCTCCTGGCCTAGGTACAGAGTTGATGTTCTTATTGCCAAACCTTGGAAAACTAAATCCTGATAGCCCACTGACTAGACTGCTTGCTGCACCTAAGGCACCCACCACTCCTAGTCCAATAGCCAATCCAGATGTTAATTTACTAATAGGATTGCTAGATAACTGTGTGTTTTGGTAAGTGTTGATTTGTGCAATGGTGTTAGATAGTACCCCGCCAGCTGTTGTACCTGTGCTGGATACAAAACCGGGTGATGTTACACCGTTGGGTATACTGCCCCGTAACGGGCTGGGTGTGTGATCGTAATGAGTATCTCCAAATCCTTCTGGGCCATCAGACCTTCGACCAACGTTGCCAACACTGTAGCTGACTGATTCGTAACTGAACTTCATGTCAAAGTCATGCATCTGATTTTGACTATAATCTAATTTATTATGATTCCAACTGGTTATAACTGGATTATACAAGTGATAGCACACATACTCGTGCCGGGCCATTTGATATATTTTAATGTAGCTGAAAAATGGGTCTGTGCTGCCTGCATCGTATCCGTATTTGGATGGAATACTGCTGAATGCCTTGGTGGCATTTCTGGCATATGCGCCTGGAATAGTTGCTGTGTTGCTATCAGCATAGTAATACGAAAAATATTCTTGCCACAACTGATTAATTAATCCCATGTTATCATCGTGAAACTTGGCTCCAATCTCTTGGTAATTCACACGATATTGCACAATTTTTTTTCTATTGTACTGATTTAATGTTTCTGTTGCTATTGCAAAATTAGGTAAATCAATACTTTTAACTAACATGTTGATTTCTTGGCCGTACTTGGATACAAGTTTAGAAAAGTTTAGACCAAACGATACATGAAACTGAAAATTAAACTTGGGTGCAAGTCTAAACTGATCAACATTGAATAAATTAGCAGCATGAGCATAGTCCCGCAAAATTGTGGGACCGGTCCTGGTAAGATTAGAGTTGGGGGTGAATGCCATAACTTTATTTATCGAAAAAATAATGTACGCACTTAACTATCAATCATAATAAAACCCACCGAAGTGGGTCTTATTTATTACGAACCTAAAACGCTAGTTCCGCCTGGGAATACCTGTACTGTTTGTCCAGAGCCAAGCCCATTGGTCGGATTCAATTGAACAGCATTGTCAAACTGTATGCTTATGTCAATCATTGCAGGAGTTTGTTCACTGTATTTTAATTCTGTATAGTTTGTTGAAACTATGTAGCAACCATAGCACACCCACGCTTCCAGCACAGTTGGAGTGTTAGTGCCGTTGCCGCCATCTAACATTTCAATACGCATGGTGAATTTGTAGTCACCTGCTGAAGCTGCACTGCTTTGTTCAAAGAAGTCAAATTGTTTCTGATTTTGTTCACCTACCAAAGTTGTAACTTGGTTAGTAACATCATCACGCAATTTAATTGCAATAGGATCCCAGCTTGGTTTGCCGGCATAGTGAATAATTGAATTGTAAATTTCAATCTTCTGATCCGCAAATTTCACGCTGGGTCGAGCCGCATCTGAAACTTGTTTTGTCAGTTCAGTTGTGGAGCCAGATACTCCAAAGTTTTCAAACGAAATACGAAATCTGTATTTTAGTTTGGGCATCAACAAGCCTTGAGAGCTTGCACTTTGGTCTGATGCTAACGGTACTGTAAAGTTTGATAGAGCTGCAATTGCCATTTAGTTTCTCCTGATTATGTGCCCAAGCCTGCAATGCCGCCAGTATTTTCTAAACGCAACGGAATGTAAATAAATTCCACAGCTTTTACTGGCTCAATGGCTATGTCGACGTGTAGTTCGTTTGCATCAATTCTAGACGGTGTGTTGTTTGAACCATCGCACACTACTAAGAAATCATACAATGCTCGTTGCCCAACTAATTCAAGCAATAGTTTTTCAATCTGTTGTTTGATTTGGTTACGTGTGATAGTATCGTTTGGTTCAAAGATATATGGTTTGGCAATGACGTTCAACTGATAACGTAGATAAATTACCAAGCGAGCTACATTGATACGATCCAAACTGCTGGCCACTAGTTGACGTGTTTTTTGTCCGTAAGCAACTAATCCTGCACCAGCAAGGTATGTGATTGGATTAACATGTATGCCAGCCAGTGTGTCACGTTGGCCTTGATTCAATGCCACTGTAACAAATTCGCCTGAATCACTTGTGACATAACCAACGCTGCTGGCGTTTGATACGCCGCCACGACGTACACCAGCTGGTGCAAACCACGGATAAGAAACATTGTCGCTCAATGCAATTGTGCGCAACATGATGTGGCTTGGAGGAACAACAACATTACGTCCGTTCAAGTCAGTTGTGTATCCCCATGGATAATAAACAGCACTGTACGGGCTGGTTGCAATTAATCCCACATCGCCATCAATCGCTGCACCTGCTGAGTTCTTGCCCCAGTTGTTTAAACTTGTGGCATCTGGCGTCAAGCGAGCTGGTGTATCTAATACAACAAATGCTGATAAGCCGTTGTCTGCATTCAAACCATTCAGTGCGCTGGCTGCTTCTAAATAGCCCGGGCAAGCCAACAAGTTGTAGATAACTGTGTCAGGTTGACGAATACCTTGGTTGCTTTGTATTGTGGCTTGAATTGCTTGCAACACCACAGCACGTTGGGCTTTTCGGCCAAATTGTCCAACACCAAATGTATCATTTGGAGCTGCTGTTACCCAACGATCTGGATAATAGTAAGTTTGTGCAGAATTGCTTAAACGTGGATTTTGTTCAGTTGTGTCAACATATCCAACTTCATATCTCTTAACATTAAAACCGCTACGGCGTGTGTTCCATAGCAATGTTCCCTTTGGATACAATGCAGGATCTGGAGCATCACCGTCTAGGAAACTGCTGGCAAGCAAACTGACGATTGTGTCAGGAGCGCCTGTGCCTGTAAATGGTGATCCCAAGCTGCCGTTGGCGCTTTGATCACTCCAACGGGCATCACCAAACACAACGCCAGAACTGGTTGTTTGATCTGTGTTGTCGATCAATACCCACTTCTTGTTTGCAAAATCCCACTTGTAAATGATAGGATAATTTTCAATGTCACCGGTGTAGATCCATAAGTCACCATTGGCCAATGTTGTGCCAGTGCTTTGTGTTTTAGGCATACTTGCACTGATGATAGGACCGTTGGCATCTGTGTCACCCTGCGTACCCAATGGATTATTAATTGATTTGCCGCCTTTGATAACAGCACTGCCCACTGTGGTATCCACGCTTCGATAACCTACCCAGCGTGAACCATTGCACACCATGATGTCCACATCATTCAAGTAGCTGTCATACCACAAAGCACCGTCCAAAGGAGTTGTGACTAGTGGAGTTGCGCTTGGTGTGGCATATGCTGAAGTACCAACCATTGTGCCCCATAATGAAGCCATGGTACCTATACCAGTTGGGTTTGAATAATAGTTGCTTGTTGAACCAGCTGTGAACAATTTGCTTAGTGTGGCAGCTGCTCCTGCGCCGTCCACAAACACAATGTCACCACCTTGTTGGTGTGTTATGGTGATTGAAAAATCACTATTAACTTCTGCAGATACCTTGCTACCAACCAATGCTGCTTGTAATGCTGCAACCAAGTTGTTTGCATCTGTTTGACTATTTCCAGTACCAGTAAATGCCACTGTCACAGGAGTTGTCAAATAATGAGCATAACCGTCAGCATCAATAGTGCCAGGTGTCAATGTGGTTTCTGAAATTGTAAAATTATACGCAGCAGCATTTGTGAATGTACTGTTGCCAACTGGGCTACTTGTAATTTTTGTTACACCAGCAGCTGTGCGATAATAAATTTTGAAGTCTGCGCCACTGTTGGAAGTAAACTCACCATCATTGAATTTCACGTATGCAGCACTGGCTGTGACATTGATACCGCCGCCAGTTGGGTCCAACGTTACCAAAGCTGTTCCGTTATTTGGATACAAACTGATTGGCTTCAAGACCCAAGCTGAAGTGTCTGTACTGTATTGTTTGACAACCCATTTTGCACCGTTGTTGACGTTTGTGGTTTTGCACCACACACTGCCTGTGGGATAACCGTTGGCAGTACTAGTGTTGTCTGCAATACCAAATGTTGGAACATTGTA